TTTTGAGTAGATGTCCTTGAACAGTGTGATGTCAGGTCTGTAGTTGTCTGTGTGCATCAGCACGGTCTCGTCATCTGCCCTAGGTCGTTGTGTGATAGTCAATTTTTTAGTTGCCACGTCAAAATGGAACTGTATGAAACTTCCAAACATTTTACCAACCATTTCTTGATACGATGCGAAAGCATAGTAAGTTGCCAATCCACCTGTTGCACCCGCCCTCAGGAGATAGGTGTTTGTGTACGCTAGGTTGAACGGTTCAAACAATGTTCCGCCCTCGCCACCTTCGGTCCTTGAACCAACTGTTCTTCTGTTCAAGTTTCTCACATTAACTATTTCGTCTGGTAAGATATAACTGTTTTGGTTTTTCTTTAGTTCCAGGAATGCATACGATTCTTCCACAGCATTTGATGATCGCTGTCTGAATTTGTTTACTGCTCTTTCCAGTGCCGTTTGATAGTGTTTTGGGTCCAATTCAACATCAATCATCCCGTCACCGAGATTGTTCTTAACGTAATCGAAAATTTCCTGTTGTCCTGATTGTAGTTCTGACATACTCATATTTATAGTCATTGCCTGTGCAATAAATATGTATGATATGCCAAGATTATCCATTTTCAAGCCTGAAAAGGGCAATGACTACAAATTCTTCGATCGTAACATCAGAGAGATGTTCACGGTGGGAGGAACAGACCTACATTTCCACAAATACCTCGGACCATACGACCAAGGTGACACAAACAAGGATGGACCAGCATCACCAAGTCAACCCAGAGTAACAGGTTCAGATTTGAACGAAACAACAATACAAGATCTATTATTTTTAGAGAACAGAGATAGAAAATATGGAGACGATGTGTATGTTGTTAGGGGAATATACAACGTGCAAGATCAAGATTTCAACTTATCGCAGTTTGGAATGTTCCTGCAGAACGATACACTATTTTTAACCGTACATCTTAATGATATAGTGGAAAGAATAGGCAGGAAACCAATGTCGGGTGATGTAATAGAATTCCCCCACATGAAGGAAGATTACTCATTGGACGAAAGCATACCAATTGCACTGAAAAGATACTATGTTGTGGAGGATGTGAATAGGGCGGCAGAAGGATTTTCTCCAACTTGGTGGCCACACCTATTGAGATTGAAGATGAAGACCCTAGTAGATTCACAAGAATTCAGAGATGTAATCGGAGACGCAACAACAGAAGGATCGCTGGCAAGTTATATGTCAACTTTCAACAAAGAAAAAACAATCAACGATCAGATTGTTGCACAGGCAGAACAAGATTCTCCAAAAGCAGGATTTAATTACAAACAATATTATGTTGCACCTATAGACGAAAGAGGAAACATCAGGACAGAGAATGTCAATACAGAAAGTCAAAGGGCAAGTAGCTCTACAACAGTGAATGCAACAATAGACACACCTGCAAGTTCGCACTATGGATTCTACTTGGATGGTGACGGTGTTGCCCCTAATGGTAATCCTGCAGGGTTTGGTATATCGTTCCCGACAACAGGAGTTGACAAAGGAGATTACTTCTTGAGAACTGATTATCTACCAAACAGATTGTTCCGATATGACGGCAACAGATGGATTAAGATAGAGGACAGTGTGAGAATAACTACAACAAACAATGATTCAAGAGGAAACTACAAAACAAGTTTTGTAAACAACGCAACAGAATCTACTATCAATGGCTTGACAGTCAAACAGAGACAATCATTGACAGATGCATTGAAACCAAAGGCTGACAATTAAGAATGTTACACTTTTACGAAGGACAGGTTAGAAAATTCCTTACTCAATTCATTAGGATATTGAGTAACTTCTCCGTGGAGACCGGCAAGGGCAGTGATGGATCAGTGTCACTGAGGGCAGTACCTGTTGTGTATGGAGATCCCACGAGACAGGTTGCAAACATAATAAGGAATAACAGCGAAAACGCATTACAATATGCTCCAAGAATTGCTTGTTATGTCAGAGAATTAAATTACGATAGGGAAAGAATGCAAAATCCTTATCATATCGAAAAACAACATTTGAAAGAAAGAAAAATTGACAGCGACGGAAATTATACCAATGAATTGGGTGCCGGTTACACTGTTGAGAAAGTGATGCCTTCACCTTTTAGACTAGAAGTATCAGCAGACATATGGAGTTCAAACACAGATCAAAAATTACAGATAATGGAGCAAATACTTTACTTGTTCAACCCTGACTTCGAGATACAGAAAACTGACAACTACATTGACTGGACAAGTTTAAGTTATGTTGAATTGACAGGCACTACTTTCAGTTCTAGGACAATACCAGTGGGTGCAGACACAGAAATAGATGTTGCGACACTAACCTTCTCCATGCCTATTTGGCTATCACCACCGGTCAAAGTCAAAAAACTAGGTGTGGTACAGAAAATCATAATGAGCATATACGACGACGATGGAGGTATAGCAAAAGGTTTGATAGACGGCGAGTTGACTTCAAGAAGTTACATAACACCAAACAACTTTGGATTGTTAGTGACAGGAAATCAATTGAGACTGCTGGGTACGACAGGTACCAGTGTCAAGTCAGGTGGAGATGGGTTCCATACAGGTGCCAATGCTCCTTCGAATCTCGATCCATTTGAAACATTTGGACCTGCTGTGAATTGGAAAACATTACTTGACCAGTACGGCAAGGTCACAAATGGAACGTCACAGATAAGGTTGATGCAACCAAACGGAAATGAGATCATAGGTACAATAGCAACCTCAACACTAGATGACACTATATTACTTTACACAATAGATCAGGACACTGTACCAAATAATACACTAACGGGTGTTAAAAAGATCATAAATCCTGCAACATTTGATCCAGGTACTCCAGTAAACGGAGACAGGTATCTCGTGATCAACGATGTTGGAGATAGCACAGCAAGTTTCCAAAGTGCCACTTGGGGTACACTTGTAGCCAGCGTTGGCGACATTATAGAATATAACAGTGCAACAAGCAAATGGAATGTGGCCTTTGATGCTTCTAACCCAGATTCAACACAACATTATCTTACCAATCTTAACACAGGCATACAGTACAGATTCAACGGAACGGAATGGGTCAAATCGTATGAGGGTGTGTACACACAGGGTAATTGGAGTATTGTTTTAGATGGCGGCGCAAGTCCTGGATACAATTCAAGCCTTGACGCTACTACTCCTTAATTGTTATAATAACTTATGAAAGATAACATAGTTTGTTCTGGAGCCATGTTCTACGCCACCAGCACCAAACGTTTCCTTTTCCTACAGAGGACTGATAAGAAAACACAAGGCATGTGGGGATTGGTTGGTGGTAAAAGTAAATTCACAGAGAGTGCCTTCGAAGGACTTAAACGTGAGATTGAAGAAGAGACGGGTAGTGTACCCAAGTTCAAGAAAGTGATACCTCTGGAGATGTTCACATCAAACGATCAGAAGTTCTTCTTCCATACATACCTCGTAGCCATAGAGTCAGAATTCATACCCAAATTGAACACGGAACACTCAGGATACTGTTGGACCGCTTTCGAATGTTGGCCCAAGAACCTACACATGGGACTGAGGAACACCCTCAACAATAAAAGTATAAAAGGTAAGTTACAGACTATATTAGATTTAATAGTTTAAAGCCTTCCGATCACAACCTGTATCACGCCCTCGTCGTTTGTGGTTTTATCTTCGACGCTTTTTCCTATTATTGTGCCTGCTGGTGGATCTGTGTCTTCTGTCCATGCCCGTGCATGTCCTGGAGTGGTGCTTGAAACCATCATATCTCCCTTTGAGACTGTGCCTATAACTTTTGTTGGTACTCTTCCCAATAACGCTATTGGCGGATGAAATTCATTTAACATTTCCGGTTGCCTGTGTGGACTGTTCATCACTGTGTAGGGATCTGTCGACAACACACCTGCCACTCGCTTGTCAGCATCGCTTGTTGATTCTGTTATTTCTTTTTCTCCTCCGAAACTCACTACAGTGCCTGGTTCGTATACAGCGTCTGCGTGGTAGCGTTCAGCCACGTCGGCGTATTTTGCCTCTCTCGCAACAGTTTCAAATCCACCTGCTGTGGAGTTGTCATGAATTCTTAAAGCATCATTGGTTGTGTCTATTGTGACTTCTCCCAACGCACCTGTGAACGCATCGTTCTGTGAGCTGGTCCCTCTTCTAAATTGTAATGTTGTTGGCATAGTTTTCTCTCCTCGTATTTATTGTTATGCTCCCACGTAGGCCTCGTCCGCACCCAGATCTGTTGTCTCTGTGGTGCCGATCGGGTCCATCATGTCAAATACTGTACCCAAGTTTACACCAAATGCATCAGTACCACCTGTTTCAAACGGGGTCTCCGCGGTGTCCTGTGCGGCGTTCTTGGCCAGGTCATAGTTGCTATCTGAGCCCGGCATCGTGGATATCGTGGAATTGGGATAACTTGACCCGGATCCTCCTCCTCCACCGTCCGCCCATGATAGCACACCCGCACCGTTCGTTGATAAGACCTGTCCGGACGTGCCCGCGCCGTCGGGCAGTGTGAGTATGGTGTTCGATGTGACGGTTCCTGGAGCCCTCAAGGCAATGTACTGTCCACCCGCGGTGTCCTGTAATCTCAACTGGCCCTGTGCCAGCACGTCTATCTGAGTGTTGATCTGCGGTGATGTTAAGGTCTTGTTCGTTAGTGTCTCTGCGCCTGTCAATGTTGCTAATGCAGATGCTTCTACACCATCAACTGTGTCGGCATCCAGACCCGATCCCGTGCCATCCACGGTCTTGATCGCGGTCAGTATCTCTGATGCAGATTGATCTGCTGTCGCACTACTTTCAATGCCTGATAATTTTGTTTTCTCTGCGTCTGTAAAAGCGTTTGTATCAGAATTATTTTCATAAGCAGTTTTAATTTCTGCATCAGTTTGATCAGCAGTCGCACTACTTTCAATACCGTCTAATTTAGTACCATCCGTGGCCACGTCCCTGCCATCCACCGTGCCGGTCACCGTGATGTTGCCGGTCACTGACAGTGCGTTGTTGGCCACCACCTGTCCGCTGAAAGTGGCCGAGGTGTCGTTGATGACTAGTTCGGCGTTGCCGTCTGCCGTCACTGTGATCGTTCCATCGGAACCTGTGTCTGTGACTGCTACTGAAGAATTTCCTTGTGTTATTGAAGTTGTAGAAACCGCCGCTATAGAATCGTCCACATATTTCTTTGTGGAAGCATCTGTGTCGGCCACCGGTTCGTTTAAAACCACAGCAGTGGATTCGTAGTCGTTAGCGATGCTGGTGTGTTGCTTACCCCTACCCGCCTTCTTTTTTAATACCTTCAGTGAGTTGTTTCCTGAGTCTGCGGACAGAGCCAGGTCACCTAGGTATATGGTCGAACCCGTCACGTACAAGGCCGCCCATTGTGAAGTGGGTGAACCTAGAGTGTATGTGTCATCGGCACGTGGGATTATATTTCCGCCCATGTCTATGTTGTCATTGATCTGTATAGCAGAGGAGTCGTCTGATGATAAAGTGTTCACTACAAGTTCTGCCTGTGCCACTATCTTGCCTGTGCCATTTGGATCCAACACGAGGTTGGCGTTGCTTGGTGACTGCAAGGTCGATCCCACAGCAGTCAAGTCGCCTAGTGTGGCCGGCACATTTGTGAGTGCAGAACCATCGCCGGAGAATGATGTGGCCGTCACCGAACCGTTTACGTGTAAAGTTGATGTGGGTTCAGAAGTACCAATACCCACACGACTGTTCGTGACGTCGAGATACAGTAGGTTTGTTTCAAATGCTAGGTCGACTCCGTTCCTGGTCAGATTGGACTTTAGGACCGACCCTGATATACGACCTATGGCCATACCTGGTACTCCTTATAATTGTGTTAGTGCAACATATGTCACACACGGTCTAGATATCATTGCCGACCGACAGCAGTATAGGTATTTATACGCCTAAAAAAAAAGGCGATCCGAAGACCGCCTTTTGATTCTACTAAAAAGTATGAGTATTTACTAGTGGCTGACTCTCACTGCCGCTAATACTGATCCATTACCACTTGTTGTTTTGCTTGTAAGAGCTCTACCAATCACGTTGAATGCTGTGCATTCTGATTTCTGAGCCGCTTTAGCATAACCTGGTACTGATGCAGAAATAAGTCTGTCACCTTTGTTTACTGTACCAATAACTTTTACGTCAACTCTACCCGTCATTGCGATGTAAGGGTGAGTATCGTCTGAACCTGCGCCACCATTCATTTTGAATGCCGCTTGGTGTTCACCAGATACAACACCAAACACTTCGTCTGATGCTTCTTCGTTCACTTTGCAAATTTCTTCTGCTCCGCCTAGTGCTACAACTGTTCCCGGTGCTAATACTTCATTCGCCGCAAATCTTTCTGCTACGTCTGAGTATTGTGCCGCTGTTGCTGTTCCTGTCAAGTTGGCTACTAGTGTTCCTACTGCGGAAAGAGTCAAGTCACCTGTACTTGCACCTGTTGCCGTTGTTGTTCCTAGTGTGAACGTGTCTGCTGACTCGTCCCACATAAACACAGCATTGTCACCAGTTGATCCTCTTTCAAATACAAAACCAAGGTCGTTAGCGTTTGAGCCAGCGCCTGTGTTTAATTCGATAAGTGGGTCAGCATGAGTGGTAACAGTTGACGCAATCGTGGTCGTCGTACCGTTTACAGTTAAGTCTCCTGTCACTACAACGTTACCTGAGAACGTTGCTGACGTGTCATTTAAAACAAGTTCGTTGTTACCGTCTGCCGCCATGGTAATCGTTCCGTTTGTTCCTGTGTCAGTTACTGTGATCGATGTGTTTAATTGTGAAATACTGTTTTGTGATAGACCCGCTAGTGAGTCGTCCACATATTTCTTGTTGGCCACGTCACCGTCTGCCGATGGTGCCGCCGTCGCCATTCCTGTTATGGTGTTCGCACTTGCTGATATTACTATATCACCAACTGAAATACCGTTGTGTACTCTAAAGTTTCTTGTTGTCATGGTTCCTATATCTCCCGCATGATTGTGTTTGATTTAATGATGAGCCGTAAAAAAACGCCCCAACAGTAGTATTTACCAATTGGGGCGTTTAAAATTATCTCTAAGGTTTAGTTTTGCCTACTACACTGCCGCTAATGAGTACTGTACTTTAGCCGCTGTTACGCCACCTGTGCTCTGTGCTTTAACTTCTACAGTACCACTGTTGTAGTTTGCAGTAATTGTCGCTAAATCACTTGATCCAGTGTTCGTAATACCGTACACTGTAATGAATGCAGTTGTACCGTCGTGTACCACTGTACCTTTCATTGCCGCGTATTCTGTGTTTGCTGTGTCTGTTAACTGAATGAATATCTCAGCACTTCTGTAAGAAGAAGCGTTGAATGTCATTATGCTAGTTGCAGTTGATGTGAAGTTAACTGAACTCGTCTCAGATCTCGCAACACCACCTGTCACTAACGAAGTGTTGTCAGCACCCGTGATCGCAAAAATCCTTGCCGCACTGTGTGGGGCAGAAGTGAATGTGATGTTGGTACCTGATACTGTGTAGTTCTCAGTTGGTTCTTGGAACACGTTGTCGATGTAAACGAATACATTGTTCACGTTTTCTGGAGCCGATCCAAAGAAACCTGTGAACGTTGTAGTTGATCCATCACCTGTCGCTGTCTCTTTGGTGAAAGTTGGAGCATCACCGGCAATCGCTATGTTAACAAATGTTGATCCATCTTGACAACCCTCATACTGTCCAGTCTGTGAGTTAAATCTAATGATACCTGTCGCACCTGTTGGTCTCTGTGATGTTGTACCAATCGGCAATCTCCATGCATCAGTTGAACTTGAAGCATCTAAAACATAACCAGGTGTGTTTGTTCCGATACCGATCCTGTCTGTGCTGGCGTCAAGGTAAAGCAGGTTGGTCTCAGTCTGTCCTGAAAACACTGCGTCATAGTCTCCAAGACCACTGTTGTAGGTGAATGTTCCACCGTTGACTACTAGGTTGGTTGACACTGTCACAACACCGGTCGAGTCAGCGATTGCGATCGCCGCTGTGCCATCATTTGCTTTTACAGTGCTTGTCTGTAGGTCTGAAGTGATGATGTCTGCTGTTGTTGTTATGTTACCAGTAGAGTCTGCGATAGTCATTGACAATGTGCCGTCCGCGGCAGAAACTGTACCAGTTTCTGTGTCTACAAATGTAGCCACGTTGGCTCTTAAAGAAGCATAACTGTCGATAGTCACGTTACCTGCTGTGGTTCCATCCTCACCTGATGTGACCGCGAAAGCGAATTGGTCCGCTGATTCGTCCCAGATGAATGAAACGTTGTCGTCCGATCCTCTGTTGAAGAATAGACCTTGGTCGAACGTGTTGCCCGCTCCGCCTGAGTTGTTCTTCGCTAATGTTAATAGCGGATCTTCGATAACCAGCGTCTGTGAGTCAATGGTGGTTGTGGTACCGTTTACAGTAAGGTCACCACCTATTGTGGCGTTTCCTGTGGTTGTCACTGTGGTGAAAGCACCAGTTGATGCTGAATTGGCACCGATCGCTGTTCCGTCGATTTCACCAGACGCTACGTTGATCTTTGAAATAACTACCTCACCAGTTCCATCTGGTGTTATAGTGATGTCACCGTTTGACACTGTACTTTGGATAGTTGAAGCAGTTGTTGAAATAGTTGTCGTTCCAAGCGTGATTAGTGTATCTTCAATCTTCGCTCTCTCTGTGCCTGCTATGTCAAATCTGATGATGTCTTCATCCGGATTTTTCTCAACCTGTATTCTTGTATCCTCGTCAGCGTCTTTAAGTGTATCACCTGAAGCCAGGTTGGCCCAAACATTGTTTGAGTAACCCTCAATAGTGCTAAGTGTACTGTTGTATCTGATCTGTCCGTTTGCCGCTGAACCCGGTCTCTGGGCTGATGTTCCTGCCGGAATTGATATAGCATCAGTCGCCGAGATATGTAGTGTGGTTGCCGGCGAAGCCGTTCCAATACCTACTCTACTATTCGTTACGTCTAGTGCTAATAAGTTTGTTTCAAATGCTAAATCTGTTCCTGACCTTGCCAGATTGGCAGATAACATCTGTCCTGTAATTCGTCCTATTGCCATTGTGTTTTCCCCTTATCGATAATTGTTGTCTTGCAAAACTGTAGGTATTTATTTAAAATCCGTATTACGTTGGTGTTAAATACCATAAGACAATGAAAAGTGCGTATATTACAGTTATTGGCAGTCTACCCATACGGTTCGATATAGAACAGGCCCGTGCCTTGGGACCAGTGATTGCCTCTGCCAATTCCAACAAGAGCACAACATTTGACTATGCCACTGTGAACACCGAGACCAATCTACAGGACATGCTGAACTCTCCCAACTTTCGAGGAGCAGAACTGCTGGTGCCAGAGAAATTATTCAAAAAATATGTGTTCTTTGATGGCGTGACCTGCCTGCCGGAGTTCCCAGGGCTCAAAAGTTATGACATAGATCCAGAGAAATGTTCATCACAGACATTGAGTCTGATGTTGGCAGTCTATCTCAAACAGACCATAGTTTTCCTATTGGGATATGACATATCTAATCCCACGGAGCTCACGAGATTGAAAAGCATCATGATAGCAAATCCCAACACAAAATTCATGTACATATGTGATCCCCCCAGGACGTATCAATTGGATGACCTGGATAATGGATTCTGTGACAACTACATCAAGTTACAGGAGTTGATTGATAATGCCAGGTAAACCAACAATTTACAGATACAGCGTTAAGTTGATGTGGCCGGCCATGTGTCGTAATCGTAGTGTTGAGATATTGAAGGATCGTCCGGATCTCGTTGATCAAATGAACAAGTTCAGGATCAAGATAGACAACGTCTTGAAGATAATATGCAGGAAGAACTTCCAAGTGGATGGCACGTACATGATGTCCGGAGTGAGATTATGGTTCGAGTCAGGACAGGACTGTTATGATTTCATAATAAGGCAACCAGAATTTGATTGGGAAGTAAAACCAGAACTGTCAGTGATGAATACATTGACCAGTCAATTACAAACCTTTGATATTGTTTATACGCCCACTGGCGTGACTATAGATTAATCAGCAAAACCGTGTAAAACCGATATCCTAGCACCTGCGTGTGCGGCCTCACCAAAGTCTATGGTTGTACCGGTTATGGTGTAGTTCTGTGTTGGTTCCTGCATCACTCCATCTATGTATACCACAATGTTTTCAACCCCCGAAGGTGAAGTGCTCATTGTGAATGACTGTGTTGATCCGTCACCTGCGAATATATCCTTAACGACATTGTCCGCATCGTAGTCTGTCCTTAGGTTGGTGAACGTGGATCCGTCCTGGGAAACCTCGTACCTACCTGTTTCGGTGTTGAACCTTAGTACACCTTCTTGTGCAGATGGTCTCTGTGCTGTTGTGCCTGTTGGTACTATGATGCCTGTGTTTGCTTGGAACACGTACTGTCCTGTTCCTGACGTGTCAAACTCCATGTCGGCGTTGGAACTGGTTGTTGAAACCTGGTTGCCAGAGAATGAAAAGTCACCTGTGTCTGACACGTTGTTCTGTAATCCTAACGTTCCTGTGTATCTTGCTCCAGATACGTAAACTGATTTGCCTGAGAAGTTTACTCCATCGGGCAAGTTGGTACCGATAAAATGTAAAACGCCGGATTGATAGTCAAAGAAATATTCATCATTGGCACCCGAACCTGCGGCAAAAACTTGATTGCTTATGTTAGCGGCGTTACCGGCATCTGACGACGTGTGTATGTAAACTTTCACACCATACGTTGCCCCGAACTCCGGTGGTATCCAGTCAGTCAGCCCTGTCTTCCATGACCTACTTGTGGTTGATGTTGTGTCAGCGGTTGTTTCGTTTGGTGTGCCTGTTGGATAGACGGTTACCACACCTGAACTTGATCCCGGCATGGTTGCTGGTATTAGATTCGCTTGGTTCCAAGTCTTGTCACCCCTCAACAATAATGGAGATGCAATGGCTTCGTTGGGTGCCGCCTTGTTGGCATTTGTGTCCGTCTTGGTCGCACCATAACCGATCTTCTTCCAAAGGTAGTCTACTTTTTTTGCATCTGCTATTGCCATTACTCTGCTACTCCCACTGACAGTGCCGTAACGCTGTCACCTGAATTCAATTTTATTCTGACCAAACAAGTGTTACCCACAGAGTTTGCTAGACTTTCCGTACCGAGTGTGAACGTGAACTGTTCATTTGAATATGTTGTGTTGTCTACGACTCTGTCACCACCTGTCTTGGCACATCCGTTTGATCCATTGCCTCCGTTACCGGTGTCTGCTCCTGGCACACCTGCACCAGCATATTGTGACGAACAATCCAGCCAACCATTTGCATCTGATGCCGAGTCGATTGCGGTACCTGGCATTGCAATAAACATTCCTGACACCCTGCCCGACATAGTTATTGAGAACTGCGATACTGGAGTTCTCCTGAATGCGAACGTGTAGTACTGTGCCTCGCCGCCGTCCCTTGATGTGTTTAAATCAGGACCAACGGGTAGGTATCCCGAACTCAAGTCTGTGGTGAAGTGTTTAATCGTTCCGAATCTTGATATGGCTTCGGTAGTCCCCGCCACAGTAACAGCACCAGACCAAGCGTTGCTAGTGTAGTAATTAGTGGCTGAGTTGAAAGAAGGTGTGTCTGACGAGGACCCGAACCCTGTTATTCTTAGAGCATCGTCAGTGTGTGTACTGCCGTCCCCTAGAGAATCTGATACAGTTATACCGCCGGCTTCATTGTCTAATGTTGCTAATGTCCCACGATATACTTGAATTTTTGTTGCACTTGAATTATATGCTCCTGTTCCGTTTGCATTTTTACTTCTTGCTCTGATAGTTTTAACCGATTTCACATTGGTTGCGGTACTAATAGGAACTGTTACTGCTCCTATTGTGTAAGCACTGCCAACACCAATGTCCGTCTTAGGAATGTTTGAACTTAACATGGTAGTTGAACCATCTACCTGTGCGTATGTGTACGCAGAATCTGTAATAGCATCATCTGACGTCGACTCTTGGTTGGTGTCGTTGTGTACTTGATGAGGTGAGTTGGTGTCTTGGTATGCTTGTCCTGTGAAGTTTGCAATGGTTGTACCAGTGACTGTGACTGTTGGTGATCCTGTGTTGTAGTATGGTACACCTGACACATAACGTTTGGATCCTGCTGTGCCTTCTGCCACTGTTCCTATTGCTGTTGTGGGAACAGCAGTTATGTCATCTCTGACAACGTGTACAATGTTCGTGTTACCACCTGCTGAACTTTCTAGTCTTTGTGCATTTGATCCTACACTGTAATCTGTCAACGCTTCAGTAATTTTTGCAGTTGCCACTAAAAACATTCTTTGTGGTAATGTTAACACTTCATCTGCATCTCTATGGTTTGTAATTACAAGCGTGTCATCTGTTGTGTTGTTTGCTCCACCTTCTGCTGTTGTGAATGTTCTAGCACCCTTGCTGGCATTGTTAATTTTTGCAGTAAGTGTTTGGTTCACAGTTGATCCTGTGCCATTTGAATTGTTTGTTAAGAAGTTTGTACACGTATTTGTGTTTATTGTACCACTTGTATAACGTCTTGCTGTTGTTGTGTTTAAAGAGTCACCTGCCGATTGTGACGTGAATGAACTCGAGTTGTCTGTGAATCCATGACATAATTTTGGTGATGTACCTTGTGCAGAATCACTCAATGTCAAACTTACCGCTGACAAATTTTGAGGTGCACTTGGTGTTGAATTCATCTGCCAATTGATAGTTTCCTCGTCGTCTTGGAAGATCGTGTCGGGTGTGCCATGAGCTCTCACCCTTGTCGTGAAGTTACCTGCACTTGTACCTGAGAAGTTTTTAGACAGGGTAGCACCTATGCTTCCTGCATTAGATCCATTCTCTGCAATAGTTGTTAAGTCACTGGAATCATCCTTGAAATCATAGTCATAATTGTCCGCATTCTGTGAAGTATTCGTGAAAGTTGTCAGTGCTCTGTTGGCCCCATCTAGGTCAACTACATCGTACAAGTCATACTGGTTGTCTCCACTTTTGGTTGAAACCACGTTTGACGTAGCGGCAATGTTCGCTCTCACGTCTGGCTCAACAATGATGTTTAAGTTTGCCGTATAAGGCGATCCTGTGTGTCCGTTTGCCAATGATAATGAAGTATTATAAGTTACAGTTGTTCCACCACTCTGTTGTCCACTAGTTAAATTGAAGGTGTTGTTGATTGTGTTACCTGTGTCACCTGACGATCCCGAACCAACTGCAACCACAGTGTTTGAATCTCCTTCTCCAAAGTTCCAAGTGTACTGTTGTGTTGCTGAAAAACTCGAATTCGCCCCCGGAAGTGTCGCTGTGTTGTTTGTGAATGTAACAGGAAAACCGTTCGTTGCTTCTTCATTGATTCCTCTGACACTGTTTGCGGCATAGGCCGCCGTGTGTGCTGAGTAAACTTCAAAGTTACTTGTTGCCTGTGCTGGTACCACAGCCGGGTCTGCTGTTGTGTGTGTTAGTAGTCTTAATTTGATTTGATATTTGGTATCACCTGTGCCTGTACCTGCAACTGTTGAACCATCATCGTTTGCACTGTTGTTGTAAGTGTGTGCTAATCTTGTTCCGCCATTAGTTGATGATCCGCCAGCGACGCCATTATCGCCTGTAACATCATTTTCTGAGGTGTCGCCCCAATCAATATTATATGTTGTACTTGCGCCTGCAACATTTGTAGTATTATTTTGTAGATACACTGTGTCACCACTGTTGGCTGTTGTAATTGGTGAACCTCCTGATGCGGCCGCATATATGGCAAACGCAGGTACCGGTTGTGATGTGTACACTGTGATAACTTGGTTGGTTTGTGAATCACCTGAGTTTGCAAATGATCCTGAAGAACCTGATACTGCTGTGTTGTTGTATGCTTTAACAGAAATTGTGTAAGGCTGTCCAGAGTTTTCATCATAGTCATGGAATGGTGTTGTGGTAGTAACAGTTTGTACTGCTGTGCCATCTCCCCAATTGACATCATATCTGTTTGCTCCGCCGCCGATGGCTGATATATTTAAAGTAACTCTTGTGCCTAATGATCCTGCTGTTGGGTTTGCTGTGTATGTTACACTTTTAACATACGTTGAATTTCTAATATTTTCCATAGTTTCATTTAATCCATCTATGGCATCTGTAACTTTTGTTGTTGAAGTCAATGAAGTTAATGCACCATCTCCAAATGTTGAGTCGTCTGGTGTAGATAGATCTGTATCCATGCCGGTCACTGCCGCAATCGCACTTGAAAGATTGCTTGATAAAGTACCTGAAAGAGAAGTTACTGAATCGTCTACATACTTTTTAGTTGATGCATCTGAGTTTGCAGTCGGCTCTCCTACTTCTACTTTTGATAATGTAACAGCACCAAAGTCTGTTGTGGTTGATCCATCTTGTGTTGTTGTTCCAAATTTGAATTTTGTTGTGTTTTCGTCCCAAAGCATCATGGCATTGTTGCCTGCCGCTCCTCTGTTGATCATTACTCCTGAATCATTGCCCACCGATCCTGAGCTGTTCAGGACGATCATGTTGTCTTCTATGGATAAATTTTGTGAGTCTATTGTGGTTGTGGTACCAGTGACTGTAAGGTCACCAGCAATTCTCGTATTACCGGCAACATCTAATGCAAAATTACCAGGAGATGCTGTACCTACACCTATTCTACCGTTGGCAACATCAAGATGTAGGAGGGTGTCGTTGAACGACAGATCCGTGCTACGGATAAGGTTCGATTCTAAGGTTTCGCCTGCTATCTTGTTTATTGCCATAATACTACATTCATATTTACCAGAACGTCACACGGTTGGAAACACACACTAAATAGTCATTATATGGCACTATTACCTATCAACAAATCGGACAAAGTATCTAAATCTAGAATCGCTATACAGCAGATAGATCTACACAACAATGCTATAAGTGGAGATGTGATTGATGGCGGAACAATAACGAATTTCAACTCCACCGGGATCAAAGACACCGCAGATTCTATAAATTTAGTGGTCAACAATGACGTTGTCGAAGTTGCATCGGATCTAAACGTCAAAGGCACAATCAGGGTAGAGAATCTAGAATACGTGTCAGCACAGGTCCCTAAGTTGAATGTCACCGAAGCAGTAATGGTTGATCACAACGAAGTGCTTTGGAAGGACAGACTGGGAAAAAGTGTAACAAAAAGTCACTTATCCGAATTGGGCATACTTAAAAATTTACAAGTGCGTAATACTTTCTACGTAGCAGATGGTAGGGTAGGAGTGAACACAACGGCCCCTAGTGCAGACTTCTCTGTGAACTCGGGTGGCTATGAAATAATAACAACAATGCAGGAGTCAAATGCATATGTTGGCACTCACACCCATGTTGCTTTTGCCATAGGAACAGACAACACACCGAGAGTCACATGTAGAGCAAACGGAGATGTGGTCGTTGGAACAGAGACAGGCAGACCCATAAACATGAGTGTGTATGGTCAGGTCGGCGTCAATGTCAAATATCCCCAAGAAAGCCTGCACGTGGACGGAAACATCAAATTCGCAGAGAGAACATTTGCTTCTGGACAGAAAGAACCAACTGAAGGTAGATGGGACACAGGTTCTGTGATTTGGAATGAGAAGCCTGCGTTGAACCAACCAGTTGGATGGGTTTGTCTTAAAGGTGGCAAGCCGGGTAACTGGCGTCCCTTTGGTATAATTTACTAGAAATATTTTTTATTATTCGCCTAGTTTAGCAAGGCCGTGAACTATTGTGACTATGTGTCCACCTGTGGCGCCGTCGTTTCCTGGAGGTGCTGAACCAAAAGTGATCTGTGCCGCTGTGCCTGTACCTGATATGGAATAGTTTGTTGTTGGTACCTGGTATACACCACCAACGAATACCATTATGTCTGTTGCATCACTGACACCTACTGAGAAAGTTGCAGTCGATGAATCATCTATGCTTGAACCTGCACCGTTTCCAAAAACGGTAGTAGATCCATCACCCTGGAATCTGTCTATTGTGATTGTTTTCTGTCTTGATGCTTCTGATATGTTGTACCAGGCCGCACCATTGTATGCTTGATACGTTGAAGTAGTTTTGTTGTAGAGTATCTGTCCATTAGATCCTGATGGTCTTTGAGCTGTTGTGACGCTTGGAATTTCTACTGTGGACCCTTGTGTCAACTCTGGGTTTTTAGCATATCTACCCATGGTTATTATAATCCTATAGTTGAGATAGTTGCGTTAAACTGTGCCGCTGAATCTGGAGCCGCTATCCAAACTTTAGCACCCGATTCTAAAATCATTTTCTCTGTGTCTATGATATAAGTGTCTCTGGCTTTGATCGTCAATTGAGAATACACTAGATGGTTAGCAGTTGCTGATACACCATTTGGTGTTACATATACGTCAACTGTTCCGTCGCCGTCTGTTTTATTTGTAATGTAAATCACTGTAACTGCCGTGTCCGCAGACGCAGTGAAGGCCGCTGTTACCGCCGTTCCTACTTGAAAATTTGTTATTGCCATATCTTATCCTAACGCAATGGCCAATGCCGTTGCTTTGCTTTTACTTATCAGTTCTCCTACGGTGCCAGTTGCGATGTTTGAGTTTCTAAAATAGAGACCAGTTCCTCCGCCACCTGCTGTTTTGTTGTATAATATTGTTTGTGCTGTTGCTGTTGGATCTGTTGCCATTGCTGAAAATGTTAGTGTGTCGTTAACGACCACGTTACCAGTTCCGCTGGCTTTCAATACAAGATCATCATTGGATCTTGTGGCTGTCACAACATTATCAACTATTGATACAGCATCGTTGGCTATTGAAGTTGTTGCTGTGATGTTGCCTGTGACTGCTAATACTGTTCCGTCAAATGTTAAATTTGCTTCGCCTTGTATTGCGTCCGGACCAGTGATAGTTGTCACTTGATTGTTTGTTGAACCCGATAAACTTACACTACTCGTAGAGTCTACATAAGTTTTTGTTGCCGCATCTGATCCTGCTGTTGGTTCAGCAACCTGTATTTTTGCCAGTGCCGTATCTACTATCGCATTACCGGTGCCATCTGATGTTGTTGTGACTGCTTTAAAAACATCGTCACCCTCGTTCCAGTAGATCGCCGCGTTGTTGGCCGCACCTCTGTTTATTAGTATACCTGCGTCAATGTCTGACGGAGTTGAATTGTTTCTGCTTAGGATTATGATAGGGTCTTCAATAGTAAGTGATGCTGTGTCTATGACTGTGTTCGTTCCTTCAACGTCGAGGTCACCTTTGACAACAACTCTTCTTGAATCTAAGACAATATCTTTTGTACCTGCCGCACCCGTGCCGGCTTGTATAGTGTAATCATCTGAGGTACGTAAATTCTTTGCCATTTGCTATTATTTATGTAAGAAAAGGGGGAGCGTGTAACTCCCCCTTTAAAGCACGTATTGTTCTATTATCTAACGTCGATGTTCGCTTTGTCGGAATCCTGACCTTCGTCAGTACCCTCTGCTTTAAGCGTGTAAGGTTTGCTACCTTCAGCACCGCCGGCAGTTACATAATGAATTGTGTTGTTGAAGAACTTACTTACGTAAGCAACTGTTGAGTCATCTAAGATAACTTGTACACAGAATTCACCAACGCCACTCGTGTTGTCGTTCGCGAGTGAACCTGGAGCAACTGCTTTAAGCATCATTACTACTTCAGTTGAATCTTCTAAGTGTATCTTGAATAACCTAGATGATCTTTGTGCAACAACGTAAGCCACTGTGGAATCAACTTTTGCTCCACCGAATGGTCTGTAAGCCGTAACCGCAATTTTACCAGAAAGGTCTCCGCCGAATGCGCCAGAGGCTCCTGATATCTTGTTTTTGTTTATTGGTCTTCCCATTTGTTTTCTCCTTTAAAGGAGTCCAATCCTAGTTCTCCTAGGTACGCGGTTGTTATCCGCATAAGTCTTCTACAGTGGTAGAAGTACGTTTGAACTGTGTGTATTTATTATTTTTTAGGAGTTATAAAGTGTGTGGTTAAAAGGCCGATTCAATATGTCTCCATCGTCGACCTTTAAGTGATTAACCTTGAACTTCCGGTACAGGCTGACCTGACCAAAGCATCCATGCGAATACGATCACGACTACTGCCGCACCTATCCATAGTTTCTTGTCTTTTAAATGTTTCATGATTATCTCCTTAACATTATTTAATTAAAGAGTGGCGCAAGATTAAATGGCTCACACCACTCTGAGGTTACGTATTTCTAGATTTTTATATTATTTTCTGTTGTAGATATGATATAAAATCCAAACTGCGACCAATCCGATCAACCCTTGATCAGAAAAGCCTTTCAGTACGCCCTGGATGTTTCCGATTACCGAAACATTTGGCCAGAACGGAATACCTTGACCATTGAAAAGGATTTCTAAAACAATCCCCAACGCAATTAAACTTACTCCTACGTCGGCAATAGATTTCGCCCATCCTTTTACTTTCATCATGATATCCATAATTGGACCTCCCTTTGATTTAAAGTTTCTTTCGAAACTCTGAATTATTTAGAAGTCTGCAACCAAAGTAAAACTACAACATTTGGTCTGCGGATGGTATGGACACCAAAATAATTTTTAATAAGAGCGGTTAATGAAAATTAAGTCACAAAAAAAGGGCGACCGAAGCCGCCCTTTTTGAAATAAAAATAAACCTGAGGCTTATTTGAATTTTAAGTTTCCTGAAGTTACAGCAACTTTTCCAACGTAGTCAGCCGCGTTACCAAGAGATGATGCAGTGTTTGTTAACTCTACATAACCATATCTTGTTAAGAAACCTACTACCGGTTCGAAAGTTGATGGATCAAGAACAACGCCTGAAGACATTAAAGGTATGTAAGGACAATAGAACGCTGGAGCGTCTGCCTCACTTGCACCTTTGTAGCCAACTAGTACGTCTGTACTGTCTGCCGCGTAAGCGTCTACGTATACTCTCATCGCACCGTTTAAAGTTCCAACGAATTTAGTATTTGTTGGTGCTTCAAATGTACCCTCAGTCGATCTTGCGAATGCTGAAGTTGTTGCTGATTGAAGAATAGTTAAAGCAGTTGGAGATACTACTGCGTAGTTTCCAGCGCCTCTTCTAGTTCTTGAAGCGATTTGGTTAGCAACTCTATTGATTAGAACAGCCAATGCCGCGTGTTCATCACCAACGAATGTTGCAGTACCTGATACAGCCGCTTGGTCAAAAGTCTCAGAAGCAGTTCCTGCCAATGTTCTTAATGATCCAATTACTTCTTGGTCGATCTCAGCAGTAATCTCTTGAGCTAATGCCGCCATGATTTCTGCTTCTACATCGATACCTTGTTGTGCTTGTGCATCTTGAGCCGCTTCAAAAGTCCATCTTGCTGATAGTTTTCTTGATTTAGCCTCAACCGCTTGTTTCAAGATTTGGATAGATAATCTCTTACCTGGTGTACCCTCTAACGCCGCTGTAGAAGAACCTTTTGCGTTTCCTTCTGTAGTGTCGTCTGCTTGGTTACCTGAGTAAGCTCTAGCAATCTTGAATGGAGATAATGCTTCTTCACCAGCCGTTGCGTTGTTGGCTACTGTGTCCGCGTATCTTATTCTTAGTGTGTGGATTTGACCTACAGGACCAGTCATCGGTTGTACACCAACGATCTCGTTCGCAATAACAGTCGGCATAACCCTTCTGATTACTGGTAGGATAACCCTGTTTAACGTAGCAACGTTACCGGCACTTGTTGCACCAGCAGTAGAAGCCTCAGACAAGTATCTTTTAGTGTTTTCTAACACTACGTCCATAGTCTTCTTCTTGTTACCTGCTAAACCTTCAGTTAGAGCGGCTTTAGTTTCGCCCCATTTTGATTCAAATATATCTGACATTTGTAATCTTCCTTTGTTTAGTTGTTATATACCCGCTAACTTACGGATACTTGTTATATCAGCATCTTCCCTTTGTGCTCTGTCGCCGCCTGACTCAGAAAGTATTTTGGCACCTTCTTTGGTCACAGCCTTGTCAGCCATCACGTGTGGTAGATACTTGTTGAACGAAGCCTCAAGTTTCGCTGTTGAAACTGATTCTAACAACTGACTCATTACTTCACTCTTTTCTTTGCCCAATGGTTTGAGCATCTCAGCCATCTTTTCCTTGCGTTCCATCAAGTCCGCTTGTCTCTTGGCTTCCGCCTCCTTGGACTCAATCACCGCTTGTTTCTCTTCGACGGCCTTCTCAGCGTCTTTTAATTTAAGTGTAGTTTCATCCACAACTCTCATTAACTTCGCAGACTCAGATTTCTCATTTAAGTAAGAATTCTGGTACTCCGATGCAAACGCTTCGAATATTTTCTTACCAAAGTTGATTTCTCTAGCAGATGTAATGTCTTCCTTCAAGCCTTTTAGCTCTTCAGCAAGTTTTTTATTAACTGCAGATTCTACAACTTTAGCAGATCTTGTTATGAAAGCCTCTTTCATCTTAGCCATTTGTTTTTTGGCTTCGGCTACTAGTTTGACTTTCGTTTCCACAACGCCTTTTTTGTCTTCATGGAACTCTTTAATTTCTTTTGCAAGAGCGTTTACTACGAACTCTTCCATTTTCTTAAAGTTTTCATGAACACCTTTTCTGTCGCCGTGTAGTTCTTTTAACTCTTCTGATAGTTTAGATAGGATGAATCCTTCTAATTTAGCAGAATGTTTGCCTACGTTTTCTTTGTAAGCGATTTTTTCTTGTGCAAGTGCTTTTCTGTCTTCAACGAATTTCGTGATCTCTTCAGATAACTTTTCGTTCATCATTTTGTCAATAGCCTCGATCATGTTTGCTTTGTCGTGTTCGTATCTTTTAGCAAACTCTTCTCTTAACTCAGCGCCTACAACTTCTTTGTTTTCTTTAATCTTCGAATCCCAAGCCTCTTGGATGCCTTTTTGCACATCTTCTGAGATCGCTCCTGACTCTACTAATTTTGATATTGCGTCTATCATGTTATTTTAGGTCCTTTATTATGTTGGTTAGTGCCTCCTTGAGGAACTTTTGTGCTTTTGGGTCATTTCTAACTTCAGCCGCCAACCCTTTTGCCATGTTACCACCCTTTGTATTCATTAGGTGTTCGTAAATTGGCGTTGGGTAAGCACCTGGTGCCGAAGGTTGGGCAACAACATCGACTGTGATGATCTCGAAGTCTGAAACTTCGCCGCTTCCGTATTCGTTCATGTTTCCAGAACCTCTACTTGAAACGCCTAGTTTCACACCTGATTGCAACATAGTTTCGACAAGTTTGCCCATCGGTGTCGGTAGGATTTTCATCTTACCGTATCCATTTGGTCCGTCCATCCACATTTCTGTGATCATGTGAGACACACGGTCCAAATTAATCTTTAAATCATCTGGGTGATCCACTTCACCTAACACAGAGTATCCAGAACTGATCTGATCGTTCAGTGTTTTAGTCGCTTTTGCGATTTCTGACACTGGGTAAACTCTCTGATTAGCGTTCTTGATCCCACCTTGAATACAGATACCCTTCATGTACAAATCCTTACCGTCTTTTCCCTCGTGTAAGATCTGCACTCTGGCCTGATCAAATGTTAGATTCTCTCTTAGGTATAGTGATGCCATCCGACGATCTCCCTGTTAAATCAACAATTACTTAGAAGCAACTGGTGATTTTGCTGATTTATCAGAACCATCCGCAGTTGAAGGTTTAACTTCCTTCATCTTTGGCTCAGTAGTTTGGTTCATGCTTTTCGCTGTTGGAGCCGGTCTTCCTTTTTCTTCTGCTCCGCCTTTAGCGATGTTTGAACCACCTTGGCCCATTTTTGTGCCTGCGTCTGCTACTGGTGATTTCTTGTTATCAGCATGGTCGGCAGTGTCCGCTTTAGCCATGTTTTTGTATTCTTTTACAGTTTCTTTGGCTGGTGCTTCTTTGCTTTCCATCTCTGGAGTTAACTCTGGTGCTAAAGATTCTTCTTCTTTTTCTTCTTCACCGTCTTTTTTGTCGCCCATCATTGCTTCGAATTCTGCCTTTAGTTCATCTAAAGCGTCTTCCAAGTCAACTACTCTGTCTTCAACATCGCCTTCTGCGTCTTTTTCAGCGTCCATGTCTGCTGGCATTTCTTCACCTTTATCTGCATCCATTTCGCCTTCTTCTTCTGCTGAGATGTCTTTAACCAATTCGTCAGTTGCGTCGCCGCCTACTTCTTCAATTGATTCTTCTTCAGTAGTTTCAGATTCAGTTGCTTCGTCTTCGATTTCAACAACTTCGTCTACTTGCTCGTCTTTAGATTCTTCAGTAGTTTCTTCTACTTTTTCCTCTTCAGATGCTTCAGTTTCTTTAACTTCTTCTTTAGCGTCTTCTTTTGATTCTTCTTTTGCCTCGGCAGTTACTTCTTCGTCTGCTAGGTTCTCGTAGATGTCTCTTGACTTTTCTACTACGATTTCGTGGAATAAAGCCTCTGCTTTATCGTTTTCTTCATTTATTAGTAATTCTAATAAACTCTCAAATTTATTGTTTGACATTTTACACGTGCTCCTTGTTTTATAGTCGATTTGTACTTATAAGTGTTTGTATTTACTGCAAAGGTACGAAAACGGTGGTGTAACTGGTGTAAAATGACGTCTTTTTGTTATCTTTTAATCTGGAGTTCGAATTTTGCCAGGAATTCTTCAGTTGAGGTGTGTTTCATGTTGTCTGCCCAGGTCAGATCTTTGGGTTGGAACCATCCCGCAGGCACAACTCTATGGAACTTGACCTCCTTGTAATCTTGTAGGCAACGCTTGGTCTGATTCATCCAGTTGCCGTAGAACGTGGCCTCGTCGTTGCTTTTCTTGTAGTTCCTTGTGTCCTTGAACATGTTGTTGAAACGGAATCTGTTGTTTTTGTTGCCTTCGGCATGACCTTGATAGTCAAACCCCAGTATGTAGATCTCCTTGTGTCCTTGGTCACAGGCCAATTTCAATGCTGTTGGACCGCTTGACCAACCCAGACTAGGCTTGAACCAGTTGACATGATCCATTATTTTCTGGTTTTTGTTGTATTGGTTGTTGAAATTGCTCCATACTTTATTATGTACAGGATAATCTGATTCCGCTATCTCTAAAATCATCTTTGGATCAACTGCCACAAGGAAGTCGGGACGGTGTGTTCTGTACACACCATTGCAGGCAAAAACCGTGCCTCGTTCTTTGAGGTCATCGATATCGATGCCCTTACGTGATTCACCGTTACCTAGTACGAACGCTATTGATGACATTATAACGTTAAGTTATCGTCTGTGGCAGGTTGTCCGTACATCTTTTGGACAAATACTGCTTCTTCCTTTTGTTGAGCATCGTGTGCCTCAGATGCCAACCTCATAGAGTTGATTTGTTTGAGTGTTAGTCTTGTTTTTCTTGTGTCTTCTGAATCTAGAATGGAAATATCGTTCTCAGGCTCGTATGTTTTGTCCTGTTCAAGGCCATCTGCGCCGTAAGTGAAGAATTCATTCAGTTTCATAAACGTATTTAACCCTTATACCTGTCCGCCGCCACCTGTGCCACCTGGCGTCTGTCCACCTGGCGTCTGTCCTGGCTGTCCTGGCTGTGCTCCGCCTGGTTCTGGTGCGTCTACATCTGCTGTTGGCTCTTCGAATTGATCCAGGTCGGCACTGATACCCGATTGTGTAACTCCACCACCTCTCAATTCATTTGATTTAGTTTGTTTCTTCTGTGGTACATTGTTTTCTTCTGCCCAAAGTTCGGCATTTCTTGCCATTTCTTCTTCGCTCAATCCTAAATATCTTTTTAGTGCAAATCTTTTACTCATGTAAGGCAGTTCTGCCACCTGTGAAAATGTGTTGACCCTGCTTTGGTCCATTTCTGTCTGTCTGTACTGTGCAAAGTTCTGTGGTGGATTCAATTTAAGACCAAACATACTGTTGTCTATGTTGTATCCTTTTGATTTGATCCATAATTTGAACTCACTGTCAAATGTTTCTGCCAACATTGATTGTAATCTAGCACAATACTTGTTGAATCTCAATTCCTGGATGTATGCAGTACCCACTCTACCATCATTGTACTGTTGTCCACCGTCTTCTGCACCTGTTGGTAGATAAGAACTTGGAATTCTCAATCCTCTGAACAGTTTGTTTGTGAAGAATCTCAAGTCATCTATCTCACCAAGGTTTGTACCACCCGGTAGTGTGTCCACTTTAGAACCTCTACCCTCTGCTGTCTGTGGGAAGAAGTAATCTTCGTTTATTGACATTGGGTTGTATG